CCGGCTGGCAACCCAACTTGCACAGGCTCGCGTTGATGTTGATCGGGCCAAGAAGAAAAACACGAGCCGCCGGGAGGCGGCACCTTTAGCTGCAAGAAACGCCAGCACTGTTAACGGGTCAAACGCTTCAACGATTGACGACGCTTTCAGGTTGGCACTTCAGCAGCAGGGGATTGAACCCGGCTTCTAAGGAGCAAAACCAAAATGGCCGCTAATACTGCTTCAATTACTTTTGACCGGCTGTACTCGACTACAGCCGCGATCCACCGCAAGACGCTTGCGATGGAGATCGTCCAGTCCAACGCACTTCTCTGGCACATGTATCGCCAGGGCGCAGTCACCTACTCCGGTGGTACGGAAGTACGCCAGCCAGTAGTCCTCAAGGAGTCGTCAAACGTCGGCGCTATTGGGCTCTACTCGTCGTTTGCGACGGCTCCCGAAGACGGGCCCGACACGGCTCGGTTCCCCACCTGGTACAAGAACCGCGCCTCCTGCGTCTTTGACGAGACGGAGCTCGGACAGAACTCCGGCCCCGAGCAGATCCTCGACCTCCTGAAGGTCAAGCTTGCTATCGCCAAGACCTCGATGGTCAACGACATCAACCGCCAGCTCTACGCGGACAACACGGCTTCGCCCCTAGAGATTAACGGTCTCCAGAGCGACTTCATCGAGTTCGCCACTGAGGCAACACAGAACGGCACCGTTGGTGGCATCAGCAAGGCTGCCTACCCCAACTGGCGCAACCGCTACGGCACGATCACGACCTTCAGCACTGACGGTCTGCGTGTTTGGGAGCAGGTCTACATGGACTGCTCGAGCGGCGGCACCCACCCCGACATCATCATGGTCGACCCGCAGGTCTACCGCTTCTTCAAGGAGCTCGTTGCTCCAAACCAGGAGCGTAAGGACATCGAGCTGTGGAATGCCGGCTTTGAGAACCTGATGTTTAACTCCACTCCCGTTGTTCCCGAGCCTCAGCTCGCTGGCACCGGACAGTGCTACTTCCTGACCACCACAGGCCGTCGCGCAGTAACGGACTTCAACTTGAAGCCCGAGTACTTCTCGACTCCTGGCAAGAACCCTGCAGTCAAGTCGGCTGGAACGGGAACTGGTCTGCAGCTCGCCATCCTTCGCAAGGATGACTTCCGCATGACTGACTTCCGCTACCCGCCTGACAGCGACACTCTTCTCGCCCATATGTTCTTCACCTGCATGCTCGTGACCTCCTCGGAGAAGCGACAGGGTGGTGTGGACTTCGGCGCTAACCCCATCAGCTTCTAAGCTAGATAAGGAGAACTGAAATGTTCAATATTGGCGGAAGCGCAGCACAGTTTGCGATTGGCCTAACCAACGACACCGGGGCAACCCGAGCTGTTGGTGACCTAGTTGCAGTCAAGATTGCCAACCTGTCCGCGACCCTCGGGTCGGGGGCAGCTACGGGCTACGAGGCTGACCTTGTGAAGATCCTGGCGAACGGACAGGGCGACTTCAACCGAGTCGCTACTGGCGTAATCGTTGGGAAGCCTGGGTCGGAGTTCGCTGTCGGTGAGGAGATGATGGTGCAGGTCTACGGGCCGGCGAAGGTCAAGGTTCGCCTTGGAGCCGGAGCTAGCACCACTCTCTATCGAGATGCGGTCATGCTTAATGACCAAGTCTACTTGACGGAGAACGGAGCTCGATCGAACTACAACTCTGCAGGAGAGACCTTGCAGGCGTTCCAGGAGCTCCGAGCGACCATCCTCCAGGTTGTGACCAACACCACCTCAGGCGCTGCAGACATCCTCTGCACTTGCTACCTGAAGTGGCCCACAATTTAGGGGGCTGACATGTCTGTTGCAGCACACGTAGGAAAGGTCAGTAAGGACTACAGTCCTTACGGCTATTCCATTATGGAAGAAGTGACCAAGACGGTGACGACACAGGCGGGGGCGGCAACCGACCCCATCGTTCAGTGTCTGAACATTGTCTCGGACGCTGACATTTTCCTTGAAGACGTCAGCATCTATTCACTGGACGCTATCGCCGCAAACAACACGAACTTCCTCACGTTCAAGGTTGCCTCCTTCCCGGCAGGCGCTGCGAGCGAGGTGACTCATGTCAGCGTGACGACAAAGGCAGACAGCCTTAACGGAATTGCTGCCGACGGTATCGAGGTGGCAACGATTACGACCCCCGTGGTCTCGTCAAACCCGACGCAGATGCTGATGTTGCAAGTCATCAAGTCGGCAAACGACGCCAGTATCAACGAAAAGTTGGTTTGCGTTCGTGTTCGTTACCGCCGGAAAGCTTGATCTGACCCAGGTTAAGCCGAAGTAGAGAGGTGCTTCCGTGAATCTTTCTCAGTTACGGGAGCACCTCAAACTCCGACGGTCAGACCGAAGCTATTCAACGGCTTCGCTTAACCGCTTCATCAATGAGGCGTATTTCGATCTAGCGTCACGACGTAGCTGGGGTTGGCTCCGGCGCGTCCACCGCTTCGACACAACAGCAGCCGCGTCAGTCAACGTGACTGGCACAACCGGGCAGAGCAAAGTCACGGTTGCGGCTGCGATGCCGACTGCATTCGGCAAGCGGATCCTGCTCGATGGCCGGATCTACCGAGTTACCAACGTCAGCAGCACCGGGACGACCTGGCAGTTAGACCACCCGCTTCACGCTGTAGCTGCGGGAAGTCCGTGGACAAGCGCTGCGACGGTACTCTACGACGAGGTTTCGCTGCCTCGCTCTACGGACATCGTCATTGAGGCTAAGTTGATCGTGGGTGGAAGCCCATTATCTCTTGAGGGCATCGAGCCTTGGGTCTTTGCTCAGCGGTCGCGGAGCTCGACAGGCCAGCCGACAGATTTCTCAACTATCCGCAAGGAGCCCCTGCCAACCCCGCAGGCCCCACCCCCAGCTCCTGCGGATACAGGTGGCGGCGCCGGCCCCGGTGCCGCCACCTACTATTACTGGATGTCTTTTGTGGACAAGCAGTCGGGGGCCGAGAGCGCACTATCTCCTGTCCGAGAGGTGACGCTGGCAAACGGCAACTTGCACACCATTACGGTGAACCTGGCGACGCAGACATCTCGCAACGACTTCTTCTTTCGGATTTATCGAAGCAAGAAGGTTGTGGCTGGAGAAGACCCAAAGCCTTACCTCGTGCATCAGAGCATCGCGGTTGAAGAGGTTGTGAGCGATGGGCTCACGGACCAGTACCTTGGTGCCCAGGGCGTCGACAGCTTGAGCTCTCTGCTCATGACATTGTTCCCGGCTCCAGGCGCTTCTTATGAGGTTGAGGTTATCTATCAGCAGCAGCTCACGGAGCTCGGCGAAGACAACCATCGGCCACTGTTCGACGACACTCACCACGTCGTGCTTCTTGATGGGGCTGAGGCATTGATGCTTCAGGCGAGCGATGAGTTCCGTGCTGCTCAAGTGGCAACACAAAAGTTTGAGCTCGGAATCGCAAGAATGATGCAACGCGATCGGCTGTCTCAATCAACGCTCGCACTGGTCACTTCACGGCCAATGCGTAGTGCGATCCGAGCTGGGCGTACTGCGGAGCGCTGGGAGTACCCGTAATGGCTGGCGCGAAGGGACTTCGGGTCTACTTCGATGCCGCCGAGATTGCCGGAGAAGACCTCCGGGTCTGGCAGCGGGAGGGTTCGGCCAACATCACCAAGGGTGTGGTCTTCACTCTTACTGGTGAGGCGATCAAGGCTGGTGGGATTGCCACGATCCAGCGGCTTGAAAACGATGGGGGGGCAGTCCTCACGTCAGCTCCGATCATGTCTGTCGGGACTTTCCACCACGGGGGCATTACCGACATCATCTTCAGCTCCGGCTCGAGCGTTTACGTCGTCCGGGGCAAAAGCGCCATTGAGATCTTGGCCAACCGGACGGTGCCTACGCGTCCCAGTGAGGCGCATCGATTCATCCAGTCGGGCGACGTGCTGATCATCATCAACGGTCAAGACGCAAACATGAAGTGGGATGGCGTAAAGACGACGCCACTCGGCATCGCGGCAAACCCTCCCGCCCCTGCCATTGCGATGGATGACGACAACAACCTTCCTGAACAAGGTGCGCTCGCTGCCGGAACCCAAAAAGCTTACGACGACAACATGTTCTGGACTAACCAGGCGATTGAAGGGACGGGCGCTCAGCAAAGGTTTCAGTACAAGATGACCTGGGTTAACGACCAGGGCCAAGAAAGCGAGGCAAGCGCGGCGTCGCCAGGGCTCATTGTGCCTGGCGATCCTTACGCTACCGGCAAGTACTTCAACGTCCTGGTCACCAACCTTGAGACGAGCGCGCCGAGCAACGACATCATTCACCGCAACCTGTATCGGTCGACCGACGGGACTATCTTTAATTTCTTAAAACGACTTACCGGGACCGTAACAAGCAACTACTGGGACTCAACCGCTGTTGGCACAGAGAGCGCGGATACCCTTGCGATCGAGGGGACCAACTCTCCACCTCCCATTGCAAAGTGGGGGTTCCCATTTCGCAATCGCGTCTATTACGGAGGCAACCCAGACACCCCTTCGGTGCTTTATTACAGCCGAAAAGAGGGGGGCCGAGAGGCGGTCTCTTCAACCAACTTCATCGATGTCGATTCACACGACGGCGACATTCTTTCTGGTTGGGCATTGAGCCAAGACTACGCGCTTATCTTCAAGCGCCGCTCTGTGTTCATGCTGACCCACGACAAAAACGAAACCCCAATCCTCACTCCGATCAACCGGGGCATTGGGGCTGTGGGCGACCGCGCTACTGTTGGCTTTGAGGGAAAGGTCTACTTCTTATCCGAAAACGGGATGTATGCCTTTGATGGTAACGCGGTTCGCCCACTCTCATCAGACCTCACTCGTCGCGTTTCATTACTTCCTCGACAGAGCCTTGAAGACGCGTCGATGTGGGTCGATTCGCAAACTCGCAGGATCTACATCTCTTTGGTCAAGGGCCCAGGAGAAAAGAACAACGAAATCTGGGTACTCCACGTCGACACCGGAGCGATCTCTCGGCTCGAGGACTACCAGGTGCAGTGCTCAACGCCTTACGAGGGTCGCACCCTTGTGGGCTACACCGTTACCGAAGGCGGGACCGAGTACTACGACATTGGAGTTTTCGACACGCGCGACGAAATCGGGAACGCGAACTACGTGACCGGAAGATTTGAAACTCGGTGGATCAACTTTGATGCCCCTGGAGCCGAGAAGCTGTTTGAGCGCATCGAGCTCTATTACGTCCAGCAAGGCTCGTACAACATGACCGTTGACTGGTCCCTGGATTGGGACGACCGCAAAAGCTATTCGGCAACTGCGGTGCCGATGGCCCCAACGAACGCAACGCTTTGGGGCGCTGGCAACTGGGATAGCAGCACCGCTGCCGATGGGTTCCCGACTCGACAGTGGGACGAAAAGCGCATGCGGACTGTTCGCATTGACCTCACAGCCTCAACACAGGGGGTCGAGGCTCGGGGCCGGTGTATTCGTATTGGCATGGAGACAGCCGAGGCGGCTCAGCCTTGGCGCATCGTTGGCATGTTGATCCACTACTCCGATCTAGGGCTGAGATCAGAAGGGATTGACGCCAACAATGCGTGACTCTCTCCTTCAACGAATCGCTCAATCTCTCGCGAACCTTGATTTGGGGATTTCCCAAATTGAGGTCGACCGCGACCCATTGCGAGCGATCAACCGTGGGCTGCGGCAAGTAGGCGGTGGACGCATTGTGGAGCTCGAGACGCCGTCGCTTCGCCGAGCTGCAAACGCGCTGGAAGGAGCTGTTGATGCTGTATCGCCGTGAAACAAACTTCCGGGCTACTCGGGTTGGAGATGCTGATGAGCTTATGCAGGAGCTATTCAACGCTTCGCATGCTCTAAACCGCCTTGACCAGAACAACTTCAAAGACGACACGATCACCCCGGCGCGGGCCGTCCCAAGTTCCGTCGCAACTGACATCACAAAGTCGCTAACCGTTGGCCAGAAGAATGGGGCTTTGCTTGTCCAGGTGCTAAGCGACATTGATGTGTCTGGAGCACCGGGCGCTTGGGTGTCGAGCTCTAACGCACTCGACATTGTTACGGCGGGCGTGCTGCGAATGCGCCTTTATGCGAACGGCCAGTACTACAACAATGCCGGCGACATTAGCCGACTCGATGTTCGCTTCTTAATTGACGGAGACCCTGGTGGCCGTGTGTTCACGTTCAACATGGCGCGGCCCTCCGGCGCAGCACGGTTTGGGTGGGACCTAACAGAAGAGGTGTTGCTAGGACCCGGCAAGCACATCGTTCGCATCCAGGCCCGAGACCGGAGCGACACGGTTGGAGAGCTCCGTAAAGACTACGCAGGCACCGCCCACCAGGCGACCGTGCGAGCGATTGGGTACCGGCCATGAGCCTGACCAACTACATCAAGCCAGGCGATGCGCTTGACGTCTCAAAGGTTGTCACCAACTTCAACAACCTAAAGACAATCACTAACGACGTGCAGGCTAAACAGATCGTCGACCGTTCACTGCTTGGGAACGCGCTGCACGCTGGCCCGTGGAAGTCGGCTCAGATTTCACAGCCGGCTGCGCCGGCAACGTGGATCACGCCGGGGGGTGGCGCGCAAAACCTGCACAGCAACACCTTCACCACCTACACAGATGAGCCCTACGTTATTCTTGCTGGTTGCCAGGTGGAGTTCACGGGCTCTCCAGGCGAGCTAGTGCTCTCACTTAGGGTGGACACTGCAGTTCAATACAAGCTTGCGTGGGAAGGTGGGCGAACTCCCCTCGCTGCGCCGTATGTGCCGTGCAGCTTTTATGCAACTCTGCCACTGATCCTTGAAGGCAAAGCTGGCTCTCCAC